TTCCGATCTCATGTTGTAATTATAGCATTGACGTGTAAAAAAGTCAAAAAAATAGGCATCCTAAGACGCCTATTAAAAGAATTGAACCAGAGCGAATTGGTCCAACCCTAGGGGCCAAAGCCCCGGAGCAATCAACTATTACGCATACAGGTGTTCTCTGCTAGGCTTTGCCAGTTGGGGCTGATCTTGCGTAGATCCGCAATCTTCAGTGCCATACGCAAGCTCATCTCACGCAGACGATCTTTGTTATCGTTCATGAACTGCAGAATCTCTTCGCCTTGTTCGGGAGTCAAATCGTAGTCCTGAAACAAGTCACCTTTGCGGAAGATCTGCTTGATGCGCAAGAACTTGTCGCGCATGGTGTTGAGTGTTAGGTCCAAGAAGTGACAGCGACTCTGCAAGGCTTCCAAGTGATCTTGCAGCTTCTTGCTTCTAAGGTTGTCAAACTTCAAGTTAGTGATAAAAATCACCGAACCTTTGAAATCAAACTGATCTGGTACGCCTTCACGACGCAACATGCTGGAATCCGAGTTCCAATAAATTCTACGCTTCTTGCCCGAATCCAAGGCTGCTTTAAGGATGTTCAGTGCAAGGTCTTCCATAAGGATTGAGTCACAGTCGTCAAACACCAGAACATTCTTGGGGTCTGAGTATTTGTACAGAGTGCAATACAATCCAATGGGAGTCATTGCACCTTTGATGACTTCGTAACGCATTTTCTTGCCTGAGATCTTGTCAAAGATTCCGGCTTTTTCTAACTGGTACTCAACGCCGTAGCTCTTGCCCACACCCGGAGGACCCACAACAATCATTGCACGAATGTCACCACTGATAGTAGCTTTGGTCATGTCGTCAAGAATGTTGAAACGATTCTCAATCCGTTGCATAATTTCTTCGTCAGTTTCTTGTGGGGCTGCGGCTTTGGGCATTTCAATTACTTTGTTTTGCATAGCTTCTCCTGCAACATATTCAATATCGTTAATCCCGTTAACTTTGATACGTACTACATCAAATTCGGGGCCAAATGCATCTGCTGATTTTACTGTAACAAAGCCGCCTTTGCGACCTGTTTGGAAACCCTTGACCAACTCAAATGTTGCATTTTGTACAACTTGATTGCGGTACACGCCGCTGCGCACTAGAATAGTAGACATTGCTTTTGCTCCGTTTTATTAGTATGTCAGTATTATAGCAAATTGGTACTTATTGGTCAACCGGGGCAAACATCTTAGCACCTTCGCGCATGAAATCCCGCAGTTCTCTACGCACCTCGCTGGGGTACATATCTTCACATTCTTTGATGAACATGATTGCGTCCAGAATGCCGTAGTTGGACCAACCTTTGCGAATGTACTCGACCTCGGCCATTAAATTCTGATAGTTGCTCATTTATTAACCCCTTGTTAATTACTATAACTCTATTATAGCGATATTGGGATTAATGGTCAATAAAAAACCCCGCATCGCAGGGTTAGTTAATAAAATTGCAACTTTATGCAGGGAAAGTTAATACATTCATAACATCAATATTGAATTTCAGCACCGAATTCTGGGAGACTTGATAATGCCACTCTCCAATTGACCCAGTAGTTCTGTCAACTGTCACTGTGACATCATTTATTGTTGCATTATATGTGGGGTCTTCATTAGTGGCCGGGCCCGGTGGTGTCCATACATAGTTCGGAGGATCATACACCAAAGTCGCATCATCAGGAGACAAGATTAGGGAAACAATCTGACCCACAATCAAATCTCCAACTGTTGGAGTGATAACAATGTTTTGAGTTTTGACCATTGTTGTACGCCAATTCTCGTTGGTAATTGCGGAAGTTTGCTCTAAATTCAAATCATCAACAGTTACATCAAATTGAAACAATTGTCCGTCATTGAATGCGTTTGTCCAGACTGGCCCACTGTAAACTGCTACATTATTGACTACAACTGATATTTCAGCTTGAGTTGTGTTATATCCTCGACCGTAAACTGTAATTGTGCGAATGCTCATTGATATTGTCTCCCTCAGTTATTTATCATTGCCAAAAATTTTGAATTATTGGATCAGCAGCTAATTCATGTGGTTTTGGGTTCCCGTGAAAAATTAGCACTGCAGTCCGAAAATCCACACTTGTCCCTGAATTTGGGTTTAGGTATTTTCTTGTACGAAAGTCCATGCCGCCGTCAAAACACTGCCAGCGCCAGCTGGCAGTACTCATTGGGGGGAAATACCGTAAATCACGTTCGGTCAACAGTTCACTGATATAGTCCTGATCACCGTGATGAATGCGAGATAAATGATGGATATCTCTTTTTTGAAATTCCTCCCACATCCAAGTATATCGAACTGTATCCCACCACATTATGCTAGAGTTTATTCCACTGTGATTTGTTCGCCACAGGCTACGAAAATCTCTGGGTGCCCAGAAATATCTAGTGGACTGTTTGGGTATCCAATCTATATTTTTAACAATCACAGTGTCAAGATCAAAATACAGCAATGGGCCTGCATGATGTTCAGGATTGAATATTTGCATTTTGTACCACCATCCTTTTCGCGGGCCAAAAATGTTGGGCCAATCTACCAGACTGTGCTTTATCATTGAATCAGGAACCGATCTTGATTCTTCGGTGTACACATGAAATCTCACACTGTGTGATAGGTTTCTTGTGACCATGCTATGTAGACGTTCTACATACTCCCAGCCGTAAGCGGTACCGTGTATCACACAGGCAACATCAATGTCCCCGGTTACTGCAGGAGGTAATAGTGGTTCTCTGTCCATGGATTTGTTCTGTCGTGCTTGCATTTTAGCCAGTCGGCGTTGTGCTTTGGTTTCGGCTTGATTGAGTTGGGCAATCTCTATTTGTTTTGCTGCGTTTTCTGCGATGCGCCGTTGACGTTTGGCGTTTTTATCAGCCATGTAATGCCTTTTCTATTCGTGTTACCCATTGCCCTGAAGCTAATTCAGGAACTGTGTATTCAGTATGTGCAATTTCAACCAACCATTGTTGCCGATCAACTGTGTATGCATCTTCTAATTTATCCAAAGTTGTTGACACCGGCAACGCTAAACTAGTGACATCAACTATGGGTCTAGTACCAGCCATTGCTGCCTGTATCCCTGGTCCAGAGTTATGATTGATCACTGCATGGTATGTCAAGTCCATGTCAAAACTATCATAGGTGTTGGGCAATTTTTGTGGTACCTGCATGGTGACACCTGGCCATTTACCAAACACAGGACTACGTGGGTGTGGTCTAACTATAATGGGACGATCTGTGTGTTGCCTTACTCTGGCAATCTGATGCTCAATCCAGGCGTCTTGTGTTGACCATTCGGACATTTGCAAACTCTGTGCATGTTGACTGCATATCAGCACTGCTGCCGATGTGGGCACTGTATCCTGTAGTTTGACCCTTAGCTGTGTGGGTCTATTATAATCCAAATTTTCTTGGTGTCCATAATAGCCCTGGGCAGTGACATGGTTTACTGCCACTTTCCAAGTGTGCCCGCGATGCAATGCACCAATATCAACGACAATCACCGGCTTTCCTGCACGACGATAATGCTCGTAAATTACCTGGTTGGCCCGCATGCGCCCTGCCCACAACACTGACCAAATCACTGCAGCATCGGCATCCATTGCGCCCGGACGTGCTTCAATACCGTGGTGCAGCGCACCAGCCAGCAAGGCCTGCATGGGTTCCTTGGCGTTTAAAGCACAGCTATTTTGAAACCAGGCTAGAGTACGTACCACTAAATATCCCTGTGAAATATACTATACTTACTACGTTTAATGAAGCAGGTTATAATCAATACGGTCAACGTATGATTGACACTTTTGCTCAAACTTGGCCCAAAACTGTGACACTGAGAGTTTATGCCGAAGGGTGTAAACATTTAGTCACATGCACTCACCCCAATATTGAAGTGTATGACCTTGAAGAGTCATCGCCGGGATTGGTTCAATTCAAACAGACCTGGGCCGCAGTGCCCCGAGCCAATGGTGATGTCAGTGGCGATCCTGTGAGGTCAAGACGCAAGGATGCCGGCAAAGGATTCAAATGGAATGCAGTGCGATTCTCGCACAAAGTATATGCGGTGTTTCATGCTGCTCAAACTGTCACTACGCCCTGGTTACTTTGGATGGATGCCGATACTGTGTGCCACAGCGTCATAACCGAAGAGTTTTTAGATGCGATGTGCAAAGATCAACATGACCTGTGCTATCTTGGACGTCGTGGAAAGTTCAGTGAATGTGGCCTGTACGCAATGCAATTGCATACCAAAGGCATCAAACGATTTCTACGAGAATTTCAACGTATGTACGATGAGGCTGAACAAGGTATTTTTCTTTTAGATGAATGGCATGACAGTTTTGTGTTTGATGCTGTTCGGCTACGTATAGAAGGGTTGCGCCAGCGTGATTGGGCTGCAGGATTGATAACCGGTGAAGGTCATCCACTGATCAATTCCCTGTGGGGTGCATATCTTGATCATCTCAAAGGCGACAGAAAAAACACCGGCAAAAGTCTACAACGAGATCTCAAGGTCCAACGCACAGAGAGCTACTGGAGAGATCAGTAGTGAAGAATTGGATCTATCTCAGCAAAAATGGCACAGACGAATATGTTGAATTATTTGCACAGGGTGCAAAAATTGCACCCACTGTATTGGAAACCTGGCGGTACGAAGACAGTCGGGCACCATTGGTAATACGTGGTATTCTCAAACACAAGATCATGAAGCAGTGCTGGGCGGATGGTCGTAAGTTTTTGTACATGGATTCAGGGTACATAGGTAATCGTCGTAATCCACTCAACCCCAATGGTTTTAAACTTTGGCACAGATTAGTTCCAAACGATTTGCAGCATGATGCAGTTGTGCTAAGGCCTGATGATCGTTGGCGTAGCCTACAGCATCCCATACTACCATTAAGGCAGCGTGGCAGTAAAATTTTGTTGGCAGTGCCGGACGAAAAGCCGTGCAAGTTTTATGACGTTGACTTAGATACCTGGACCAGCAACACTGTGAACTTGATCAAACAGTACACTGATCGTCCCATTGAGATACGTGATCGTAATCCCAATCGTCAACAACGTATCAACAATGATATGGAAACAGCGTTGCAAGATGATGTCTGGGCATTAGTGACATTTAATAGTATTGCTGCCACCGAAGCTGTGTTGGCCGGAGTGCCGGCATTCGTATTGGCGCCATGTAATGCAGCTCGCCCAGTGGCCAACACTGATTTATCGCAACTTGAAACGCCTTGGTTTCCTGACGACGCCAAAAGACAACTCTGGGCCAATCATCTTGCTTATGGACAGTTTAACAACAAAGAACTTGCTGATGGCACGGCACATCATATTATAAAGGAAACATTTGATGAATGAATTCATGGGCTGGTGGTTTCCCAATGGTGAAACACACTTCCAAAAGATGCTTAACAAGAGCGTCACCAAAGGTGGGCCAGCACGATATCAATACCAAGTGCGTGACCGTAGTCTAACCTATGTGAAAAATTTTAGAGTTGCGCTAGACATTGGTGCCAATGTTGGCCTATGGAGTCGTGATCTATGTGAACGTTTTGAATCAGTGATTGCGTTTGAACCTGTGGAAATATTTCGTAACTGTTTGGCAAAGAATGTCAACAGCACAAAGTTACATGTTGAATCAACTGCACTTGGTGATCAAGCCACAACTGCTCGTATGAACATCACCATGGACAACATGGGGCACACTCACATTGATCCCAACAGTCTGGGTAATGGGGATACTGTGGTGCGCAAACTTGATGACTACAATTACAATGATATTGACTACATTAAAATGGATTGCGAAGGATTTGAGTATCGCATAATACAGGGTGCCAAGGAAACAATTCTTAGGTGTCGTCCTGTTGTGGTAGTAGAACAAAAACCTCACGATGCCTACAGCAATCAGTATGGACAACACGCTGCCATTGGACTGCTGCAGGAATGGGGAATGGTAAGATTAGATC